CTTCATATTTGCGCATTTCTAAAATTGCGTTTGCTTCTTCTAATGCTATTTCGGCCGTTACCGGGTCATCGTGCAGCGTATGCCACCAACCGCCCATAAGCGCACCAAACTGATCACCTACTGCCCTATCTTCAGTTAATAACGATACGGCGTTTGTAAATAGCTTAATGCTTTTTTGTATGTTATCTGCTAAGTTTAGCATTCGCGCCTGAAAACGTGGCCCGAAATCATCTGTAATAACTTTGCTTTTTAGCTTTTCAAGTTCGTTAAATTGTTTCGGATCGGGTAATTTCTTTAGTTCCAAAACACAAAAACGGCGTTTGTCTGAATCGTTTACTAATTGCGGATTTATACTTACAAATAAAAAACAGCTTCTAACAAAATAATCAATAGCTTTACCATCTTTGCCGCCTTTAGCTATTGCAGGTGATTTTTCACTACTTGCTGCCCTTGCTAATCCTATTATTTCTTGCATCCGTTGAGCTGCGCGTTCATCATTACCTTCGCCTTCATCAATGGTTACAGGTAGTGCATCACTGTTTAGTTTTTGCCTTACTGCTGGTTCTGTTGCCGCTGTGCCCTGTACACTAACTGCAATGTTGCCGATAACTTCATTTATAATATTTTCTAAAACCCATGATTTACCATTACCGCGCGGTCCTGTTATCCAAACATGAGGCCGCCATTTTAAAATACCCGAAATTGGCGCCAATGCTAACCAACCCGATAATAGTATTGCATCGGCCTTTGTTTGCCAATTCAATTTATTTAACATCTTAGGTATCATACCAGCCTCAGTAGGCAATAACGCCGCTTCAATAGGCATATCAATAGCCTTATTATAAACATAGCTGTATTTAGTATCTAAGCCGCCTAAATTGTAGCGCTTTTTATCTTGTATCAACTGTTGCCCAGCATGAAATACAACGCCGTTTTTTTCTTGCCATGCACCGCGACCGCGTATGTTTTCAGTATTATAAAAACCAATCGCATTGCAGAAATTTATAAGATAATCTGCCGCCGTGGTTACTTCGTAATTACTATTGTCGCGGTTTGGAAAACTTGTTACCCAAAATTCTAACGGCGCTATGCTTAATAAATTAGCCTTGTTTATTGTTACAGCTTTATATTTTACAATGGACATTGTTGAACGAATGTAGAAATAATAAAGCATTTGCCCATCTTCAATACCCCAACCTAAAGGCCTAAAATATCCACCTATAAAACCTTTTTTATCGGTTTCAGGTGCTGATGCTGCTGGCCGTTCTGCTTTAGGTTTCTTTGCAGTTTGTTTTGGTTTTTGTTCCCAGTCTATTGGTTTTTGTTGTTTCATTGTCTTACTATTTGTTTACCAACGTTAAACTTTTTGATATTTTGCATTAGATCACGTACGGTATCAAAAACATCGTCAGTATCAGCGATAATTGAATTTATCATATTTATGCCTACTTTTATCAATTCGCGCTGCACATGCTTTTGTATTAGTATTCTTGCGTGGTATTCTAAATTTGCCGAACTTGCAACACGATTAGTTAATTCAGCTAAATATGCTGGACCACCGCAACGATATTTTAATTTTTCAGCTACGGTAATAATATCTACTACTTCAACCGATTGGCAAAGTTCAAAAATAAGTTTGTGATTATCAAAATAAAAGTGTTCAGGGCTTAAAAAATTAACTTTGTCGCGGGCGTTATTATCTACTAAGATAGCACCTAATATAACTTGTTCTAAATCTTTCGAATGTGGGAAGGTAATTTGTTTTTCAAAAAAACTTTGCTCTTTTTCTTCAAGTGCAATAATGATATTTTGCAGCGTTAAAAGTTGGCGTTCTTTAAGTTGCCTGTAATTTTGGCGCTTAGTATCGTCTTTGATGTAAGCATCCATTTTTAATGCTTCATCTTTAAGTTCAGATAGTAGGTTATCAGCTTCTGTTATCATATCTCATCTGCTTTAAAGTCTTCATCTACCCAGCGCAAAATATCACCAATGCCGCCCGATTTTCTGACTTGTTTAATAAAATTGATTTGTTCTTTTGTGGATTTACCGCTAAGGTTTTTCACTTCAAGGGCTGTAAATATAGCAATTTTTTTACCTACCATATCTTTAGTTATAATTTTTTCGGTCCATCCGATTAAATCAGAACTGCCAACGCATAAGCCAAATGTTATTTGCCGCGGCTCAGTTATAATAGGGCGGCTGTTAATTACCGCCCTTTTGCCCTGAAATGCTGTGCCTGTATTGTTACGAAATAATATGCCGTGTTTGCTGTGTCGCGCTTGCAGGGCCTTGTATAGTTCTTGTTCTTTCATGTTATCTATCTACTATTACTATTGAATTAGGATATTGTTTTAATGCTGCAAGGTATTTTTTAACAAACTGCACAAAATGAACATAAGTACCCCATCCATTAGGTGAATTAAACTTACTAAAATAATCAGGTCTATTTTTTAGTAAATCTAAACCTTGTTCAATAACATCAATTATGTCAGTTGCAATTATGGTTACTAAATCTTCAAATGCCATTTCTATTTTATAATCTTCGCTATAAACATAATCTTTATGCAGTTGATAAGGCCGCCAAAGTGCTTTATAAATGCCAGCTTGTTCAGCCATTACATTTAAATTGTGTCTTATGTTAGCGCTATAAAGTTGTTCTTTTTCTTCATGAAAATTAACCATGTCATAGCTAACATATTTTATTCTGTATAATCCAACATCTAAACTCATGATTTTTTTGATTTAGGTGAACAGCCAAGCCAAAAACTAAATGAAAACTGTTTAAGTCTATATCCTTTAATTTTATACTTTGCCATTGTTTCGTTAAAAATATCTTGCATTACTTTATCTTCACATTCGTAATTCATGAACTTGATATCTTTTTGGCCGTGTTCGTTAAGTTCGGCATTAGCTACAAGTTCATCGAAATCTGCGGGCGGTTCGCTAACTGCATAAACCCGCCTAAAAATTTCTAAAAGTATTTCGTAATCAGTTAATTTTTTTCGAGGCATTGTTCAAATTTTTTAAGGTAATTTAATGTGCTTTCATATTGATAACCATTCGGGCCACCGTTCCACATACGTGCAAGTTCGCCATAATCAGGATATTTGCCGTACTTTTGCGCATACACATGGCAATTGATACCCATAACCGCCCAAAACACACGCTCAGCTTTAACTGAATCAAACATGTCTTTGTGTTGGTAATTTAGCAAGTCTTTAAGGCCCGACCCGGTAACACAAACATCGTGAATCTGATACCTACCAAAAGCCCTGCCGCTGTCACCTATTAAGCTGTCGGTATTTTTGGACTCAATTTGTCCAATTGCTCTAATAAAATCTGAATCAGTATCGCAGGTGTCGCGCGTTATGTAAATAGTTTTTACAATAACTTCGGGTTCGGGTTTACTGCCAGCGTAAATAACAGCAGCTATAAGTGCTGTAAATAAAATTATGTCTTTAAGCATATCAATGTTTTTTAGTTTTATAAAATTCGTTCCATTTACGCATTACAGCAGCTTTTAAATCATCGCGGTTTATAGCGTTCAATCCGTGTTTATTATTTATGTATTCAATAGAACCTTTGTCTTTTAATACCCTACTTTCAAATAGAAAATAAACCCATTTATCTTTGTGACCGCGCTGAATTTTTAACTGCCATAAGTCTTCAAGTGTTCGGCTTTTTGCCTGCTCAGTACGTTTAACTTTCAATAGTTCGTCAAGTGTTGTTTCATCTTTTACGGCAACGCCTGCAACCTGTTCAATTTCGCTTACCTTTATAGGCTCAACAAAACCGCAGTAAGGACATGCAACGTGTGTTTTTTCATAAGTCCTAAAGCATTCTGTACAGTCTTTGTATTCATTATCTATCTGTTCATCGGTATCTTTACGTTTTCGCTTTTGCATTCCTTCTAATGTCCATTCTCGCGTCATTAGTGGATGCCCATGTAATTTCTGATTTCCTACGTGATCAAGTATCAAACATCGGTCTTTGCCTTCCATCGGTCTTAATCCGCGACCAACAATCTGTAAATATAAACTTAGTGACATAGTGCGGCGTAACATGCCAACAACTGATACTGCTGGTATATCTGTACCTTCACTTATAAGGTCGCAAAACGTTAATATCTGAATATCGCGATTCGCGAATTGCGATATAATTTCTTTAACCTCGCTTTCATCTAAGTTTCCATTTATAGAAACTGCTTTAAAACCAGCTTCATTGAATGCCGCTGCAACGTTATCAGCATGCTTAATATTTACGCAGCTATAAATAGCAGGTTCACCCGGTGCCAAACGCTTATACTCTTCAACTGCATTTCCTGTTATAGCTGGTTTATCCATTTCTTTAAACAAGTCATCAGCTTTATATTCGCCGTTTTTATCCTTTTTAATCTTAGTAAAATCCGCCAACGGTTTAAAGTTATAATATTCAGGCATCACTAGGTTACCCATTTGCACTAATTCAGCGGGTAATGGCCCTAATACTAAATCACTAAATACATCGCCTAATCCTTGACCATCGCCGCGCCATGGTGTAGCAGTAACACCTAAAACATAAACAGAATCCGCGTAGAAATCTAAAATATCCTTCCATGTTCCAGCGTTTGAATGATGCGCTTCATCAATTATTAGTAGGTCAGGTTGCGGTACTTCATTTAACCGATTCTTTAAACTTTGAACGCTGCAAACTTGCGCTGGTAAATAATACTGTTTTGGCCTGTTACCCGCTATAAATCCGTGTCTTAATCCATATCTTTTGCAACGTTCTGATATCTGATTAACAAGGTTTTTTTTATGCACTAAGAAATAAACGCGTTTACCTTTACCAACTGCTTCCATTGCCATATAAATGAACGTTTCAGTTTTGCCGCCGCCCGTTGGTAATACGAATAGAACTTTTTTATTCCCCTGTCGGTAACTCTCTCTTATGTCGCTTACGCTTTTCGATTGATATGGCCGTAGCTGTATTGTGTTCATTTTCGATTTGGTTTAAAGCATTCATAAGTTTAAAATAGATGATCAATGTTTGCGGTTCTACCTTAGACCAGTATTCGACAGTTTGCCGCCCTACATCAGCCCGCCTGCAAAGTTCCGAAATACTGATGCCTAAAATGTCGCATCTAATAGATAGCTGTTCAAATGTTTTCATAAAATTTTTTATTTTTTCGTTCAATTGTGTTGCAAAGTTAAAAAACCTTTTTAATTTTGTGCTATTATTTAATAAAATATTTTTAAAATTTATGACAAACCAAGAGTATCACAAAAAAACTGAGTACATCAGTAAATCACTTTTAGACTTAGTACATAAGTCGCCAGCGCATTATTTAGCCTATATAGAAGGCGAAAAACAAGCGCCAACTTCAGCCATGAACTTAGGTAGTTTAGTTCATAGCGTTGTATTTAATCAGGATAATTACGCCGTTATGCCAGAATGCGACCGCCGTACAAAAGAAGGTAAAGCAATTTATGAATCATTTATTGCTGAATCCGAAGGCAAAGAATTATTTGTATCGCTTAAAGATTACGAATTAGCCCTAAACATTAGAAACGCTGTTTTAGCACATCCGAAGGCTGCTATACTTTTAGAACAGGGCCAAGCGGAATTGCCTATATTCGGTAAAATTGCAGACCTTGACGCTAAATGCAAAGTTGATTTTCTTAATACAAAGTATAACGTTTGTATAGACCTTAAAACAACAACTAACTCAGCACCCGGTGAATTTGCTAAATCTGTTTGGAATTACCGCTATCATGTTCAAGCTGCGTTCTACATGGACCTAACAAAGGCCGAACGCTTTATATTTATAGCTGTTGAAAAAGAAGCGCCATTTAATGTAGAACTTTATGAACTTGACCCCGAAGCTATCGAACGCGGCCGCCAAGAATATTTAGCCGATATCGAAACGCTTAAAAAATGCAAGGAAACTAATAATTTCCACGGCTATACAACTGATAACAAAATACATATTCTTTCATTGCCTAACTGGGTTAAATAACAACAAACCATGACACAACTAACAAAACTTCCAACACTTCAGGAACTTCTAATTGAAAATGAAGACAGCCTAAAGCAAAACGCGCTTACTGTTTTATTGAATCAAGATCCACCAGCTAAGTGGTTAGTTCAGCATCCAATGATTCGCGATTACCGATACATACCTATTGAAAAAATAGAATATCTGTTAACGCGTATCTTTGGCAATTTTAACGTTGAAATACGCTCAACACAGATAGTAGCTAACTCAGTAGTAGTAACTGTAAGACTGCATGTAATAAACCCTATAAACGGCCAACCAATGTGGCAGGATGGCATAGGCGCGGCACCAATACAAACTGACAAAGGTGCAGGCGCAACCGATTGGAACGCCGTTAAAACCGATGGCGTGCAAAAAGCTGCACCCGCCGCCGAAACTTACGCCGTTAAAGATGCTGCCGAAAAGTTTGGTAAAATATTTGGCCGCGATGTTAGCCGCAAAGGCAGTATGAATTATACTGATTTGCTGAAAAAATCAGCGTTTAATGATGAATTAGAAAAATAAAAGTGTTATATTTGTGAACGTTCTGCAACCACAAAAAGAACTAAAAGATATTTAAAGCCCTGAATGATATAGGTCGTGGTTGCCCTATTGATTTCGGGGCTTAGTTTTTTAAAAAATATGTTATGGAACTTAAAATTAAAGATGAATTTAAAAAGCTGATTCCACCGCTAACGCCCGATGAATACAAACAGCTTGAAACTAATTGCATTCAAGAAGGTATTCGCGATGCTATTATAACTTGGAATGGCTATATTATTGATGGGCACAATAGGTATAAGATAGCACAGGATTGGTGTTTAGTGTTTAAATTAGAACCTAAAGAATTTAAGTCTGAACAAGATGTTAAAGTTTGGATGATATTGAACCAATTTGGAAGGCGTAATATAGGCAATTATACACGTGCAAAATTAGCCTTAGAACTTGAAGATATTTTTAAAGAAAAGGCTAAAGAAAATTTGAAACTTGCAGCTGAAAAAACTAACACGGGTTTTCAGATATCTGAAAAGGCGTTAAACTTATTTAATGAAGAAAAACCTGTAAAAAATATTGAAATTGAAAAAGTTAATTCAGTAAAAGAAGTTGCTAAAGTTGCTAACTTATCACACGATACAATAGCAAAAGTTAAAAAAATTGAAGAAAAGGCAGCACCTGAAATTAAAGAAAAACTTTCAACAGGCGAACTTTCAATTAACCAAGCTTATCAGGATATTAAAAAAGAAGAAAAAAAAGTTAAATTTGAAGAATCTAAGCAAATTTTTGAAAAAGAAATAAAAGTAGAAAATATAAATCAAATTATAATTCATGGAGATAGTATAGAAATTCTTAAAAATTATAACGGTCCTAAATTTGACCTTTTATTAAGTGACCCACCTTATGGGATGAATTTTAAAAGCGGATGGAGCGACAAAAACAAAATTGCAAATGATAAAATTGAAGATACTATTGAATTATTTGAATCTGTTTTAATAGAATCCGTAAAGCATTTAAAAGAAGATGCGCATTTTTATTTATTTGGAAGTATTGATTATGTAGGACATTTAAGACCTATTATTGAAAAATATCTTACTTTAAAAAATATTCTAATTTGGGATAGAAAAATAATTGGAATGGGTGACCTTAAATCTTATGGAAAATCTTTTGATGTTATATATTTTGGAATAAATAAAAAATGGAAAGATTTAAACGGAACAAGAGATAAAGATTTACTTTCATTTAATAGATGTGACCCTAATAAAATGATTCACCCTACAGAAAAGCCTATTGATTTACTTGAATATTTAATTAAAAAAAGCACTAATGAAGGAGATTTAATTCTTGAACCATTTGCAGGTGGAGGGAGTACACTTTTAGCATCAAAAAATACAAATAGATTGTGTACGGGAATTGAAATTGAAAAAAATTATGTAGATTTAATTAAAACAAGAATATGATTTTTACTGAAGATGTTATAAAAAAATTTAAACAAGGTTTAATAGGAGAAGGTATTTTTAGAGATTTTTTATCTAAGCGTGGAATAAAATTCATGCAATTAGATATACTTTGGGAATATCAAGAAAAATGGTATGTTGGTGAAATTAAAGCACAAGAAAAATTTACTAAAGGTTTTAATTTTCCATTTGATGGTCATGGATTGCCACCATATCAAATGCAAAAAAGAATTGAATTTGGCAAAGCAAAAGATATTATACCAGTTTTTATTGTTTATGATATAAATGATAAATGTATATATTGGCAATTTTTTGAATATTTAAATACATTACCCAATGATAAAAAAAAGCTAACAAAAACAAAAAAACGTATAATTTTCGATATATCATGTTTTAATAAAATATTGAAATTATAAATTTATTTACCTAATACTATGATTTTTCAAATATTACCTTTACTTTTGCCATTACGGCAGCCTACTGCTTAAAACGTTCTTTCTACTTGTTAACACCATGTTACGCCAATTGTAACGCATAAAACGCTGATAATCATAGCTTGTTACGCTGTTACACTTGTTACACCACTTCAACACGTATATGCGTGTATTTTTTATACTTACTCTCACATATATGTAGAATATAGTGTAACATACGTAACAGTGTAACATGTACTATATATCAATAAGTTATGTGTTACACTTAATGTAACAAGTGTTAACAATAATAATAAATAATAATAATAATATAAATAATAATACTAATAATAATATAGATAATAGCCTATAAAGCATTTAAAAGCTGTTTTAAGGCATTTTTATATTAAAGTGGTGTGTAGATATCAAAAGTTATTTAAAGTTGCTTAAAACGAAAATATGAAAGGAATAAAGATAGTAAAACTAAAAGATGTAAAGTCAAATCCTAATAATCCTCGTATAATTAAAGATGATAAGTTTAAAAAACTTGTTAAATCAATACAGGAGTTTCCTGAAATGCTAAAAATAAGACCAATCGTAGTAAATTCTGATTTAATAGTTTTAGGTGGAAATATGCGTTTAAAGGCTTGTAAAGATGCTGGCTTAAAAGAAATACCAATTATTATAGCTGATGAACTAACAGATGAACAGCAACGCGAATTTATTATTAAAGATAATGTAGGATATGGTGAATGGGATTGGGATATGCTTAAAAATGAATGGATAGCTGAAGAATTAGAAGAATGGGGTTTGGATGTTCCTGAAATGGAAAATGATTTAATTTTAGAAGCTGAAGAAGATGATTACGAAGTGCCAGACGGAGGCATCGAAACGGATATAGTCATTGGGGATTTATTCGAGATAGGCGAGCATAGGTTACTATGTGGGGATAGTACCGACAGCGATGCGGTTGCAAAGTTGATGAATGGTGAGAAGGCTGATATGGTTTTTACTGACCCACCATATAATGCTCTTAAAAGTTGGAAAAAAAGTGAATCAAAATCTGAAACCAGACTTGACCCATCAGAATGGTTTGCTAATGACAATATGGAATGGCATGAGTTTGACCAATTTTTATTAGATGTTTTTAAATTCTACAATTCTCATTCTGTCTATATATGTTGCGATTATAGAATCTATGATAGGGTAAAAAAACAAATAGAACAATGTGAGTATGAATTAAAACATTGCATTGTTTGGAAAAAAAATATTTGGGGTCTTGGTAAAAGATATAGATTTCAGCATGAATTCATTGTTTATGTAACAAAAAATAAAGCTCCATTTTTTGGTGACAGGTCTCAATCAGATGTTTGGGAAGTAGATGTTGATAGAAAGACAGAACATAAAACACCCAAACCTATCGGAGTCCCATATATAGCGATAAAAAATAGCAGCGAAAAAAATGGCCTAATTCATGACTCATTTTTAGGTGGAGGCTCAACAATGTTGGCAGCTCATCAATTAAAGCGCAAATGTTACGGCATGGAACTTGATCCGAAATACTGCCAAGTCATTATCGACAGAATGAAAAAGCTTGACCCGACATTAACAATTAAACGAAACGGACAAATAATATAAAAATGGCATACGACAGAAAAAAAGTATTTGAACAAGCAAAAGATGCAATAACAAAACATAAATTATTCTTTATGGATGATGTTATAGCTTTTTTACCATGTTCAAAACCTACATTTTATGATTATTTTAGACCTGATTCAAACGAACTTAACGAACTAAAAGAACTTATGGAGTTAAATCGTATTGAGTTAAAAGTTTCTTTACGTTCAAAATGGTATAAGTCAAATGCACCTGCATTACAAATGGCATTATATAAACTAATTGCAGATGAAAACGAATTAGTAAGGCTTTCAGTATTCAGACAAGATATGAATCCTGACGATAAAAACATAAACATCAACATTCAATATCCACCTGAAGCTAAGTAGTGCCGCGTAACATAAACATACAGCTTTATAAGCCACATACCGGGCAAAAACGAATATTAGATAATAAGCGAAGGTTTAACTGTATAGTTTGCGCGCGTAGGTTCGGCAAAACTGAATTGATAACTTCTGTTGCATTGCCGCTAATATCACCAGCAGTATTTGAAGGTAAGTTTGTAGGTATCTTTGTCGATGACTTTAAAGATTTTGCACAAAGCTGGAATAAGATTGTAGATACTTATAAAACAATATCTGAAGGCGGAATCATTAAGCACAAAGATGAAACATCAAAAATAATGCAGTTTCTTAACGGCGGTGTTTTAGAAGTGTGGTCTATCGGTGATGAAGGGCGAAAGGATAAAGGGCGCGGTCGAAAGTATCACCGGGTAATATATGAAGAAACACAAAAGATACCTTCGCACATATTAGAATACCATTGGAAAACAGTTTCACGCCCTACCTTAACCGACTACAAAGGTGAGGCGTTTTTTATTGGTACAGCAGCGGGCAAAGATAACTATTGGTATGAACTATGCCGCAACGGCGCTAAGGCTGGCAATGTCGAAAAGAATTGTTATAATGACATAGATTTGCCACAAAGCGAAAACGGTTCTGAAAGTTGGATAACGTTTCGCATGGAAACAACAGATAACCCGGCGATTGATCCCGATGAAGTTGCCGATGCCAGCCGTGACTTAGATAGGCTAACATTTGAGCAAGAATACAAATCTGTTTTTGTTGATTATAGTGGTGAAGCATGGGTTTATGTTTTAAAAGATAAAAGCATTCAACAAAAAGTATTTCAGCAGTCAAAAAAAATCAATTGGGAAACAGAGCAGATTTACGTTTCGTTTGACTTTAACAAGATACCAATGACCGCGGCCGTTATGCGCAAAACTACATTGGCGCCTGATGTATCAGCACGTTCACGTTATCGTTACGGTATACACATCGTTAAAGAATTTAAGATAGGTAGTGAAGAACGCGGTGAAGCATCAATCTATGACACGTGTCAAGCGTTTCGCGAATGGGTATTTGCCGAAACGAATAAAAAAATAGGTCGTTGGTCTGATACTGCTATTTATCCCTGTACTATACCGCTACTGATTACAGGTGATGCATCAGGTGATCGTTCCGATGGTAGGCAGCGCGTATCTAAAACATACTACGAAATAATACAAGAAGAACTGCAATTACCAGCGCGGTTTTTTGTAGTGCCTAAAGCTAATCCATTACACGCTGAAAGCTACGTGCAAACAAACACTATTATAAGCATGTGCCCAGACTTTCAGATTTATGAAGATAAATGCCCGGGTTTACGTATGGATTGCCTTAGAATTAAATCTGATAACAGCAGGCGCATAATTAAAGGCAAAGGTGAAGAAAGGCAGGCCGACTTACTTGATAATCTTAGATACTTACTTAACACGTTTTGTCAAGATATAAAACTATAATCCTATGATTTACCGCCCCAAAATTAAAGTACATTCTAATGAAGAAGTAGAATATTGGAAAAACATAATAAATGAAAAGCGCCGACAAAACAAAAGTTTGCAGCGCTGGTTAGTTGTTAGTGATGTACATAGACCGTTTCACAATCAGATACTTTGGCAAAAACTATTAAGGCTTATATCTGAACTTGGCACAAATTTACACGGCATTGTTTTAGCGGGTGATTATTTAGATCTTTATACACTTGGCAGCTATAATGCTGAATCATTGGCCAACTTATCGGGCCTTACATTACAGGATGAATACATTGATGGATTGCAGGGCATTGACGATATTAACAGCGCGTTCAAAGGTGCTAAGAAGTATTTTTTATTTGGCAACCATGAAGACCGATACTTCAGGCACATCAAAGAAAAGGACAACCCTAAATACGGCGGCGCGCTAATAAATCCTACTGATGCGCTATACCTGTATGAACGTGGATGGGAAGTAAAAACAGATTGGCAAAGTGACTATTTCACGTTGGGCAAACACTTAGATATAGTTCACGGCGTTTATACATCTATTCACGCGGCTAAAGCGCATTTAGACAAAACGCAACACTCAGTTATGTTTGGCCATACACACCGGGTTCAATGTTATCACTCAGGTAATAGGGCCGCGTTTAACATTGGCGGGTTATATGATATTAAATCTAAAGGCTTTAGCTATATGCCGCGATTCCAGCGCCAATTGTGGGCAAATGGTTTCGCCATCGTCAATATAACTGACAATGGCGATTTTTATGTAGAACAGGTTAACGTTTGGGCTGATAAGTTTTTGGCTAATGGTAAAATGTATTAGCGTTCACGTAAAATGAACATTAGTATTTTGTGAACATAGTAGTATAGGTGGTTATGTTACTTTAAGGCCGCAAAGTAAAATAACACCCCGTTGAAGCCAACGAGGTGGTCTAACTTGAAATCACAAATTGTGACCTCGTATAAACATAGTAGTATAAGGATGGCCGCCGCCTGTAAACATTGGACCATTATAAGGCCATTTGAAATGATTGGTAATATGCAGCTGCCAATGCTCCCAAGGCGTTTTGTACTTAGGTTCTTTAAAGTCTAACCAAAAGTATGCCCTGTGCGTTTTTAGTTCGTTATTTAATAATGAAACCCACGAATAATAACGCGATTCTGATTCTAAAACTGAATAATGCCGCGATGGCTGCC